GAAATTACATAAGGTTTTGAACTTTAACTCTTCTGTAGTATCTGTTCTTGTTAACTGCAAGGCGACCAAGACCTTGATCAGTTCCTTCTGCAAATGGGTTAGCAACCATTCCATATCTGGTTTTGAAACCAATTTTTGGCTGGAATGTGTCCTGACCAACTGCTCTAACCATCTGTAGTGGTACATATGGGCAGTAGAATAGTCCTGCATCATAAGGTGAAGAACCTTTGTATCCTACAACATAGTACTGATCAGCAGCTAGGTTTGCAGCAAATGGGTCGATGTATACTCTATACTTACCTTGAAGTACACCAGCAAATGTATTGCCTGTGTCATCAACGTTAAGGTTAGCATTAAGTGCTGGAGTGTAATCTAGAACTCCTGCCATTGTTAATGCTGAAGCAACGTCTGCGGAACATAGGATCATGTTACCCTTTCCACGACGAGTTCTTTGTGCTATAGCGTTAGCATCTCTCTCGATTTGGAATATAAGTCCTTTGAACTTCTCAACTGACCATCTTCCGTTACTGTCTGTGTCTAAGTCAAACGCACCTTGAGTTGCAACGTTTGTCTGTGCTCCAGACTCAGCAACTTTGTAGATTGTTCTAATAACTTCTCTGTTGATCTCAGCAAGAATTTCAGTAGAAAGAATGTTAGCAAGTTCTGCTTCTGCATTCAATCCGTGAATTGCTTTAAGATCTTGAGCAAGTTCTAGACTGTACTCTGCCTTGAGTGCTCTGGACTTCGCTGTAACTGTAACTTTCTCGATTGAGAATGCCATCTCGTTAAACTCGTTACCAGATGTACCAAGTGCTTCAGAGTCCTCAGTATCCATACCGCGACCAGTTACATATGTGTTATGATTCTGACCACTTTCTGGGTTAAGTGCAGCAGGGTTAGTTTGCTGAGTACCACCTGTAGTACCGAAACCAACTGCTCCACCTGTTAATGAACCTTCATTCTGTGTATAACCAGCAGAAACGTCGTTTCCTCCGTCTGGATGCTGTGATGAGAATGCTGTATCTGGTTCATTGAATAGTGCTTCTGCTCCACTCTGAGATGTAAATCTAGATCTCATTGCGAAGATAAGTCCTGTTGGGCCGCTCATTGGTTGTACACCAGCTAGGTCATATGCGACCAAGTTTGGCATTGAACGTCTGATAAGACTTATTAATACTGGGTCGAAACCGGCAACAGGGCCTGCTGCAGTTGCACCAGCAGAGAAACCAGCAGTTGCACCAGATGAACCGGTTGTTACTGTAGGTTGCTCAGATAAAAATTCGCGCTCTTCGCGCATTGTTTGCTCTTGGTTCTCTAAAAGAACTGCTGTGACCATTCTTCTGTGGTTATCTTTGATTGGATCTAGTCCATCATAGTCCAGAAGCGGTGCCCACTTTTCTGCAAGAGCTTCCTGATTAATAGGGGCTTGCATTTAAAAATTACCTCTTGGGTTTATTGTTTGAATGTATAATGTAAAAATCACTTTTTAGACACTCGGTTTAATGTCTGAAGATATTTGTCCATTGAACTGGATATATCCTGATAGGTTGGAGTACTTGTCTCCTCAGATAGATTCTCCGATTTGTCTCTTTGAGCTCCAGCGTTACTTGGGAAATAAGATTCCTTTAAAGTAACTAGTTTCTCACGATAGTCTGTTTCACTTTCAAACTCAACGTTCTCCACAAGGGTTGCAAGTTTTTCCTTCTGTGTTGCTGCCAATCCTTCGGTGACTTCACCAAAAACGACATCTGCAGAGGACTCAGCTAATCTCCTGTTTAGAGCAACATTCTTTTCGATTTGCTCATTGAGTTTACCTTCCATTTCATCAAGTTTATCTACCATGCTCTCGATGACATCATATTTGTCTTCAGGTACAGATACATAATGTTCTTCAAATAGACTCTTCATTCCAGTTAAGAATGAATCAGTCATTTCTGACTTGAGACCGGATTCAACAGCAATTTGATTGTCTGCGATCCATTCGTCAGCGACATACTCAAGGTATGCGTCAACTCTTTCTTCAAGTTCGGATTTGATAGAAGCAACTTCTTCAACGAGTTGCTCTTCGTATTCAGCTTTGACACTTTCTCTTACATCAGCAAGTTTTGATTTGATTGCTGCTTCAAAGATTGTCTTTGCTTTGTTTTGAAACTCTTCAGAAAGTTCTTCGCCTTCAAGAAGTGCTTTAACATCTGCTTCGATGTCAATCTCTTCTTCAACGATTTCCTCTTCTTCAGTTGCTTCCTCTTCGGCAACAACTTCTTGAGTTTCTTCGACTTCAGCAGTCTCTTCTTCAGAAACTACTTCGTCTTCAGAGACTTCAGTTTCAGCGACAACATCGCCTTCAACTTCTTCCTCTTCCTTCATGCCCGCTGGCATTGGATCTGCAGGTTTTGCACCTTTAGAGACAATATCCTTAACCTGTTTTAAGGTTGTTCCGGGTGTTTTCAATTTGTTTGAATCATCATCAGGTTTTGAGTTCTCAGGAGTAGGGCCTCCTAAGTCCTCATATGCTCCAGATTGACCCGGAGTGGTTAAGGACAATTTTGGCATTGGATCTGCCGATTTTGCCCCTTTGGTTACTACATTTTCCATATCGTGTTAATTTTGACCAACGGACATTTGAATATTAGATTTGAAATAATCTACATTTATTTATAATGTTACAGATTTGCTAAGAAATCTTGGAATAATCCAAGTTTATGCTCATCTAAAACATTCTGATCAACTAAAGTGTTAATCTTCTTTTTTGTTTGTGAAGCAAGTTGTTCACGAAGGATTCCTCCTTCCCAAACCCACTCTTTTCCTTCCATAATTCCTGATACAAAAGCATCAGGTGCTGATGGATCAGCAACGATGTCAGCAGCAGTTGCTAACATGAAATCTTCACCAACTACTTTACACCCAGATGCAGTGTCTTCTTTTAATGATCCGACACCACGAGACGAGACTCCGAGGGTGACACCTTCTCCGATAAGATTGGATGCAATCTTACCCATTGGTGTTGAAAGTATTTGTGCTTTACCAACAAAGTTTTTACCTTCTTGGCGAAGTGAAGTTATCTTGTGAGATACTCGATCTAGGTTGACTGTTGGGCCATCCGGATGTCCGAGTTCTCCAAGTGCTCTTCCCTTCTGAACAAAACTTTCATTATAGCGATTTACTTCTCTTGCAAGAGTACTTACAGGATATAATCTACCGTTACGATTTTTGATATCTCCTTGTAAGAAAACACCTTCAATAAACATTCTTTTATTACCGCCTTTTCCTTCAACGATAAATTTAACCTTTTGGACTTCTTCGGTAATTAGTTTCATTTTCTTAATTTGTGTATCCTACTTTTGTACCTTTAACTGCAGCGTTTGCAGCGAAGATAACATGACTTGTTTGTTTTTCAACAACTGCACTTTCAGATCTCATTAAAGTAAAAGATCCTACTACAGTACCACCTGCACTTTCCACAACAGTTACTAAGTGATCAGCACCAGTTGCAGTGTTAACCACACGAACTACAGTTGCATTATCGAAAGTAATTCCAGCAGCTGAACTAGTGGGCATTACTGTTTCGGCACCTTTAATTAATAGTCTTGACATTATTCCCCTTGAGGTTCAGTTTCTACTTCACTTTCATCATCAAACATTGCATTACCAACTCCGGGTCGAATGTCTTCAACCTTCTTAGCAGCCTTTTGATATAATAGATCTTTTAGTTCATCTGAAACCTTTGCTGGTTCAGAATCCATTGCGATCATGTCAATAATGTTTTCCATATTTAGATAAGTTATATATTTTATTTATATCTCTACCTTTTTAGTGGTTCAAATGTATTCCACCCATCCAGTAATGATATACTTTGATTCGTAAGGTGCATTGACTCCAACATGCATATGTGTCCACCCTGCGGGCCAAATATAAAGATTACCACAAATCGGTTCAGTTGTAAAGTCTTGATGTATAAAATGTGTTCCACCACCCTCTTTAATATCATTCAAATATATCATCCAAGCGAATATTCGATTACGACATGTTTTACCAACATCACAATGAATATGTTCGTAATAATTATTTGGTTCATATTTTGATAATTGGCAAGTTGGACTTACATGCCATCTTCCAATACTTGAATCAATTAAAGGAAATTTTTGTTTGTATTGTATTAAAATATTTTCTAATGTATTCTCTAATCCAAAAATATTTGAATTAGGATTTCTAAAATCAATATCTAAACAAATTTCGAGATTATTTAATTTTTTATTTCCTGCTCTACCGGGTTCTGCTAGACTAATATTTGTCTCAAAAAAATCAATAAGATAGGTGCATGATTCTTTCGGATATGCACCCTCCATTAAATGTATAAATTGCACTTAAATTTCTGCTGATTTTGTATCCTGACTTAATTGTGCATCTGTTACTGCACCTTGAGATTCTAAATCATCATCCAGTGGAACATCACCTAAATCACCATCTATTGGTTCTCCTGTAATTGGATCAACCGCACTTGGATCTGGAAGAATACCATCTTTAATTTCCTGTTCAATTTGTTCATCAATTTCTTTGATTTCTGTATCAGATTGACGAAGAACTTTCTTACGAAGATATTCAGTTGAATAGTACTTACCAAGATATGGTTCAACAGTTGCAGCAAGACCTAATCTTTCATTCATCATTTCAGATTCTTTAAGTTCTGCAAACTGATTATCATATAAGAAATCATACTGAATATGATCACTCATTTTCTCCCAATCTTCTGGAGTAACAATGTTCTTAAGAATTAATTGAGTTCTTAACATGTCATTGAACATATTACCAAATCTCTTTCTTAATCTTCCAACAAACTTACTAAACTTAAGTTCATCTCTTAAGATTTCAGATGATCTTCCTAAGTTAAATCCACCTTCTGATGCGATTCTAGATTCTGGAACTCCTAATGCACGATATAATTTCTTCTGGAAGTAATCAATATCTGTAAGTTCTCCTAAGTTTTGTCCACCGGGAAGTGTTGATATCTCAGTTCCACGACCACCTTCTCTACGAGGCAACCAGAAGTCTTCCATCATCGACATGAACTTACGATCATCTCTAACTTCACCAGTTTGTGCGTTATAACTTAACTTATTACGATAGCGACTCATTACCTCTTTAAGGTACTGTTCTGCTTTTACTTTTGGAAGATTACCAACA